TAGATGACGACGACATCTACGAAAAGAAGTTGAAGTCGCCACCTCAGATCGAGCGTATCGTGGGCAAGAAGAACTTGCCGACATCGCTCGTCATCGCTGTATCATCCGGCACATCAATGGTCGCTGATACAGATAACCGTCCCGCTGTTGCCACGTTGGCAGCAGATGACTTTACCGTTGAATAAGGAAACACCGATGTCAAAAGTTATTACACCTGAAGCAATCATCTCTTATCCGCATGTGTTCGAACCACAGACCCCTCCGGGTGCAAGTGAGCCAGTTTATTCTTGCTGCCTTGTATTCCTTGACGGGACTGACATGTCCGAACTGAAGGCGACGGCGGCTGCTGTGGCCAAGGAGAAGTGGGGAGACAAGACCAAGGCGTTGATGGAAGGCGGCAAAATCCGTATGCCTTTCCGCAACGATGGCGAAGAGAAGGGCTACCCTGAAGGGTCGGTCTTCATGAACGTCAAGTCGAAGCAGCAGCCCGGTGTTGTCAGCAAGTTTGCTGGCGAGAACGGCAAGCCTGCTCCGATTACTGACCCCAAGGAAATCTATCCGGGTGCAAAGGTTCGCGCCTCACTGCGGGCGTATGCGTACAGCGTGAACGGCAACAATGGCGTTGCCTTCTCACTGGGCAATCTTCAGAAGGTAGGCGATGGCCCCCGTATGGACGGCCGTCTGTCTGCTGCGGACGAGTTCACTGCGACGGAACGTCCGTCCGCAGACATCTCGGACCTTGACGATTTGCTCTAAATGAAGGGGAGGGCCGGGGAGTTTGGAAGTCGCCCCGGCCCTTCTCAATCTAAAGCCTCAGAAATCATCTGGGCTTTCTTGGCTAAGGTCTTAGCCACAATCTCATCAACAGAATTGACAAGGCCAAAGGTCCGCACGATGACGGGCTTTGTCTGGCCGATGCGGTGGCAACGCTTAGCCGCCTGCGCGTTCACCGCCGGAACCCAATCCATCTCCACGAACGCCACCTGATTTGCGGCTGTTAAGGTAATCGCTGTCGAGCAGGCCGTGATCTGGCCGATGAATACGCGCACCTTCGGATCGGTTTGGAAGTTATCAATCGCCGCCTGACGGTCGGCTGTTGCCATCCCGCCTGCGACAACGACAGGGTTGAAGTCTTTCAGTCTATCGTAAAGCGTCTGGATTGCGTCGGTGTGGTAGGCGAAGATTACGATCTTATCGTAGGCATCATCAGCCAACTCGCCCGCTATCTGTGTGGCAATGGGCGCTGCCTTGGCCACACCTGTCAGCCGACGCAGTGACGCGATGTGCGGGGCGATGCTCTCAATCTCGGTAGATAAGTCTTGATTTGTCAGCGAATGCGCGAGGATCATATCGACCGCTTCGGCTTGGCGTGGATCGTCGATGTGTTTCCTATCGTTCCAGTTGTCAATCTCGACGGGTGCATCCTGCCACCAGATCGGCGGCAAATCTTTCAGCACAACCTCGCCTTTACGGCGCAGCATGATTGCTTTCAGCACGGTCTTGAACTCAGCCATGCGTTCGGCCTTGTTGCCGAGAACCTGAAGGCCGAACTGTCCGCTCCAAGTCTTGCAAAAATACATCGTAAAGTCGGCGAAGTTTAGAGGGTACTGCCAAATCGCTTTGAGATGCGTCCAGAAATCGCTGACGTTATTAGGAATGGGAGTACCGCTAAGAAGCCAAACACGATCAGCGAAACGAACAAGGCCATCGCCGCGACAGTACTGACCATATAGATACTTTGTGCGCTTAGCAGTACGGTTCTTGAGATAATGCGCTTCATCCAACACAAGAACGTCTGGCTCAAACTTGGCAATCTCATTGCGGACCTCCTTCGATTGGGTAATCTTATCGTAGCTGAACACCTTGACTTCGCGCTCGACGGTTCCCCATCGCTCAAACTCACGACGCCAGTTAATCTTGGCGATGGCCGGGCAGATAACGACGACCTTTGTTAGCCTAAGTGTATCACAGGCTGCGATAACTTGAAGTGTTTTTCCAAGGCCCTGCTCATCGGCGAGGAATGCGGCGGGGTTCTTACAGAGAAAGTCTGCGCCGACTTTTTGGTAATCGAATAGGTGGTTCATCGTCTTCCCTCTCAGCGGCGTAGCAGGCGAGAAGCGCAGCTTCGGCCCGTCCGTCGTCCTTTTTCCGTGCAAAGAGATGGGCGTAATCGGGGAACAACTCTTGTGCCCGCTGCCGACTGCCGTCCTTCCCTCCGAACGTGCGCATAGATTTAGTCCAAGTCGCAGGCGGTATCAACTGAAAAGGTACAGACAGGCCCGCAAGCACACCTTCGACGATACCCGCTGCTCGGCCAAACGCATAAGTCGAGGAAACCCCTTGTCCCGGCATAGCCCACGTTTTCTCAAGTAGAGCCTTTTCGTTTCCGGTTACATGTGGGCGAACCGCCTCGGCCAACATGTGCGCGTCAACCTGATTGACGACACGCGGCCCGCGCTTGACCTTTAAGGTAGGCATGTCGATGACGACAAGTTCTCGGCTATCCTTATCCAGAATAGCGACAGCCCCGAACGCGCCGGGATCAATGCCCATGAACTTCATAGGCGATGTGTACAGTATTAGAAGCTAGTTCGCAAGTGACTGCGTGGCCCCAAAGACTTACGATGGCGAAGCCCGTCGGGTTTGTGGCGACGTTTCGCTTTCGGCTGCGGACGCCACGACATATCTTTAACACCACTCTTCTTGGCCATTACTTGCCTTTCGTATAGACCTTATAGTCGCCGGGATCAGTGTACTTCGCGCCGTCGGGCAACGCATCGAACTCTTGTTTGTTTGCCGGAATAGGCGCTTCGACCAGTTGGCCGTAATACTCACGGTACGATTTACCTACCGCTTTCATAAAATCGCGGTCAAGCCTTGTCTTATCTTCGCGGCTTTGGTCGTTATACCAAATCAACGCCGCAAAGTTTTCGTTCTCGTTTTTGACAGCATCTCGCGCCGCACCGCGAATACCCTTGTAAAATTCACGGAACATTTCGGTCTGTGTCAACTTATCGGCGTTGCGGTATTCGGGGGAGTTGAAATACGCAGGTGCGTTATACTCCGCAATATACCCCATCAGTTGACGCTGGCGGCGGTCAAGCGCGGCGAAGCCTTCCTTTTGGTATAGATCACGCTCATCCAAGCCGAGGCTGCGCATCTCTTTTTCAATGACGTTCGCGGGCCTGCTTGTCGCAAGACCCGTAACTTGGCGTAACAAAGGATTAAGTGTCTGTGCGGGAGCCTCACGCGAGGCGTACTCTTGCTCCGGCAAACCAAGAAAGCGCGTCTGCGCAAACGGGACTTCGCGCAAAGCTTGGCCGAGAAATGGCGCTTCGGATGTATCGCGAAGGACAGCTTCCTCTGGGTTAGCCTGCGCTACAATGTCCTTGACTGTCCCGCCATACGGGATCAACCCACCAATCGCGCTACCAAGAGTTTTCTTGATAGCATCCATTGCTTTATCGCCAAGTTTACCTGCGCGGGTAAGATCGCGTATAAGTTCATCTACAACGTACAGACCTGCACCGGCTCGAAACTGCGCACCGCTAAGCCCCTGTAAAATCTCAGCCGAAGTATAGGCTTGGTCAATCGTTCCGTCTTGAAATCGGTTGATAAGATCGCCAAGCAATAAGTAGTACGGGAGCGGAAAGATAGGACGCAAATCTTTTTCTGTTCCGTCCGGCATCTTAGCGGTGTACCACTTGCTACCGGCGTACTCGCTGTCTTGGAATTGCATAGCGGCGTAGACCATCGCCAAGCCCATCATGCCTTCAGACAACGCGCTGGTGTCCCCGCTCATGACTTTTTCTCGGCCTGCCTTCGTAAACGCGCCGAGAACGCCGGGGCCATAGCGATACTGGAAGTTCAATGCGTTAGCGATAAATCCGGGGTAGCCTACAGTAACCGCCCCAACTGGGCCGCCTTGATTGTTAATTAGGTCGATAACTTTTTTAGAAGTTTCACCCAAGAACATTGGGCCACCCTTACCTGCTTTACGCGAGAAGACGTACTGCGCCGTATCGTTAAGGGCTTTCTCCATAACTTCTTGCGGAACGGTATGGATCGTCTGGTTCGCCACCATCTCATCAAAATTAAGCCCAGCGCGATCCGTGGCCCGGCGCAAGAACGCAGGGAAGATAGCTTTGCGAGTCATGCCGTCAGCCCATCGACCGAGAAAATTAGTAGCGTCTATCGCCTTCTCGACCTTGGCAAATTTATCGGACAGCGCCGGGCGCACATTATCCGCGCTATAAGTATCGAGAAAGTCACGAGATACTTTAGGCGCGTTACGTTCTAGTTGGCTTAAGAGTTGGCGGGTTTGTTCGCGTCGGCCTGATCCTATGTTTTGCGAAAACAAAACAAACGCATCGCCGTAATTAATTTCACGGGTAGGACGGCCAACCACAGAACGAACTGGGTTTAGAAGAACCTGATTAAGCGCATTGTCCGCAACATTTGTTACCACATCGAGCGGCGCTTGTATGAAGCTTGAAATAATATCGCGGGTAACTTTTGCCGCTTCCGCGATATAATTTCCGCGAATAGCGTTACCTGATCGCGTCCAAAGAGATGGCGGGGGGACTTCTTTGTTAAATTTTTGGGCAAGATCGGCTGTGCCCTCTGGGATTTTGTTTGCAGCACCACGGAGAAGGGCAAGTGTACGACCCGCGTCACCGACTGTCTGCCGAACGCCAGTCATAATCTCCATCCAGTCTTCTTCTTGGATGTCGTATTTTTTGTATAGGTCCTGCACCGTCTCCGGCGGTAGGGTATCGGCGTGAAAATGCTGACGGAAGAAATCAATGAATGGAGATTGACGATCCCATTGTAGGCCCGTGGCCGTCAGGTAATCCGCCGCAAAGTCCGCAACCTTATTGGTCACAGGCAACTTTGTTGTTGGATTGGTAAGGTCTTTCTTTTCAAGATTGAGAAGCGCGGCGCGGCCCTGCTCTTCCGTAACTTTCGGCGCTGGCGGTACTTCAAGTTTCGGTGCTACCGCAGCTTCAGGGATTACTGCCGCTTCGGGGGCTTCAAGTAAATCATCAAACGTAAACTTTCCTTTAGAAACAGCGCCTGTGCCCGTTAGGGGTGCTGCCTCCGGTATTGCCGCCGCGGCCACAGGGGCTTCAAGTAAATCATCAAACGTAAACTTTCCTTTAGAAGCAGCGCGTGTGCCTGTTGCAGGGGCTTCCGGTAACTCAACAGCCCGCGCCCTCGGCAGTGTGCTTGGCACAACAGGGGCCGGTGTGATAGGCGTAGCAACTGCGGCCATCTCTGGGGAGAGCGCAGTTTCTGGAACCGCTGCTGCAATTTCATCTGCAACTGCGGCAGGGCCGGTAGCCAAACGGCTAACCGTCGCGCTAAATTCTGGTGCGATCCGCTTAGCCCCAGCCTTCAACCCCACGGCGGCGAATGGTGCGGCGGTAAGCCCAGCTATTAAATAGTCCTCACCTGTCCCGCGACCGGCAGCAATATCGCGGAAACTACGTTCAGTCCCCTCAAGGCCAAGTAATGTTTCGATATTGGAACGTACATCTTGGCCGTATTGAACAGCACCTCGTTCATCAAAACCGGGAAGAAAGCCAGCTACATTCGTAACGCCAGAAGCAATCGCATCGAGAATGCTTCCGGCAAATGTATCGGGTACATAGGCTTTTAGTTCCGGTTGGCGGTTAGCAGTAACCTTAATCTCTTCGCCCGGTAGGATACCCTGCGTCTCACCCTCTACCGGCGTGCGTGCGACAACAGGGGCCGCAAGTAGGGGGCCTTTGTAGTTCTTTGCAATCCAAGCGTCGGCCGCAGCTTTAAGTTCGTCGTCATTGCTAAGCGACGTTACACCGGGAAGCGTGATTGTCTCCCCGGTGGCAGGAATTTCCAGAAATACTGGTGAACCCTTTGGCTTTGCCTCGGCCATTTAAAATCCTATTTTTAAAAAGTTTTCTTGCCGGTTGGTGCGGGCGGGACTGCTGGTTGGTATCCAGATTTAGCGGGTTTAGCAACACCCGGCTGAGTAAATGGGACATACCTTTGGTTATTGGAGTCCCACTGAACAAGGGTCTGCTTACCGTTAATCGTCATAAGTTCTGGCTTATTCAATTTCGAACCTTTGGGGCGAGTGCCACCGCGCCGACCCGCTGGCGCTTTGTTTAAACGAGCCACACGGGCTGGCGTGAGATCGTTGACATTAAATTCCTCGATAACTTCGCCGGTATTTTTGTCGATAAGCGTCTTCTTAACGCCTTGATCGACAACGGCGGTTTCAACCGCGTTGGGGATTGGTGTGTCAACGATGGAGAGTTCACCGCTTTGGGTAGAGTATACCGCAACCTTGTTACCTGCAGGGCCGTCAAGAATTTGGAATAGTTGCGTATTGCCCGCCACGCGGCTTTTGACAATATCAAACGCGGTATCCAGATCGGCGTTGGCCAGAAGACCTCGCAACTCCTCTGGCATTTTCTCAGCGTACTGATTGATGAACGCACTCTTTTGCTGTTCTTGCCGCTGTTTCTGCTGCATCTGTTCAATCTGGTATTGTGCGTTCAGCTTCTGCATCTGCTGCTGGCGGACGTTCTGAAGAACAGCGGCGGGGTCGGCAGCACCACGGCTACCTGCGGCTTGAAGCACTTGGCCAAGCGCACTAATCTTTTCGCCAGTTGATAACTGACCAACGCCACCGCTCATAAGAGCCTGCATATCTTGAATGTACTTTGCCGTCGGCGAAAGCTGCGGCGCTACTGGTGCGGCTGGCTGGGGCGCAACAGCTAACGGAGCCATAGCGGGCATAGCCGCGCCACTCGGAGGAGTGCGGTTCGGGACAAGCAATCGCATCAAGTTGTCCATCGGGAGCGCCATCTACTTAACCCTTCTTAGCAAACAGATCGAGGATAGTACCAATCGCGGACGCAGCCGTCCCAACTTGGCCGAGTGTTGACTGGCCCGGCGTGGTTGTCGTCTGCGTGATTGGAGACGGAAGGCCACTCGCGCCAGCAAGCAACGTCTGAAGCTGCTGCTGTGGGAAGCCGCGCTGTTCGAGGAAGTCGCGGTAAGCCAGATCAAGGTTCTGCTGGGCCATGCCGCGCTGTGCTTGGCCTGCGCCTTGAAGCATCGCAGCGTAAGCCTGCTGATTGCCAAGCGCCTGCTGGCCATAGCCGGACAGAGCGGCCGCACCCGCAAGCTGCTGTGCTGGCAGATTTTGTGCGTACCCAGCGGCTTGCGTGTATCCACGATTATAGAGATCAGCTAAAGTCTGTGCTGTATTCAAGTCCTGCTCGGCCGCAAGCTGCGCCTCATATACGCCACGACGTTCGTTGCCGAATGCCCGCGAAGCAGCAAGCTGAGCCTTGGTCGCAGCGTCACGCTCGGCGCGGTTCTGTGCCAGTCGAGCCATCGTGGCGTCGATGACGTTGGTCTGGAACGGCGACATGAAGCCAGAGACATCTTGCTGAAACTGCTGCGGCGTATATCCGGCTGCGCGTTCTGCAACTTGGGTGGCTTGCTGAAGTTGCGGCATCCCAACTTGTTCAGTGGCGGCGCGGGTGGCAACACCGAACGCCTGCTCTTCGGCTGGGCGGAAGCCAGCGATGCGTGGCCCCTGATACGCCTGATACGGGATAGCCGCGACTTGCTGTGCGGCTCCATAGTTACGCGCCAGAATATCCTGAATGAAAGGATTGAGTTGCTGAGCAGTGGTTGTTGTAGTCGCCATTATATTCCCCGTGCGGTTTGGCCGCCTAATCCTTCGTTATTAGCATAAAACAAAATGAATTGACAGCCCATTACTACTGGACCTGCATTACTGATAATAGGCAAGATGGTCCAGATGGCGCGAACCCGGTCGCGGCAGATGCATGAAGTTCAAGGTTCGTGCTATCAGCGGCCCACATCAATTCAATGTAGTCGCCAGCAACTAAGGAAAAGAAGTCATCCCTACCTGACGCCATGTGCCCGCCATTGATGTCGCTTGTTGTCAAGAACGTACTTGCAGGTACATCTGTTCCATTTTTCCTGAACCAAAAATACACAGTTTTTGCGCTGCTGTTATTGGATAGAATTGTAAAATGGGCTGAGAAATTATAGACGCCAGCTTCCGTTACGACAATCCGAGATGCAGGCGATCCGATTGAAACGCCATTGCTTTCTTCAGTTGTGTCAAAGGTAATCGCATATGCGGTATTTGTAGCGGCAGGAGACACGCTAGTGGTCTTCTTAAACTGGCCGTAGAACCCTTCGTAGATCAGCTTTGCTGGCGCGTAGATGCCGACATCTTCGCCCTTGATATATGCGCTCTGCGCAAAAGCCTCGATGAGACGATTGCGTTGGTCGTCATAGCTAGGGCTATACGCGCTCGGTGCTGGCGGTAGTTTGAGCCTCATCGACGCCCACCGGGAATTGCGTTGAGCCGCTGCGTCCCAACCCGCCAATCGGAGTTATTAACTGCCGTCACCTTCATCTGTATTTGTCGGCCGTTGAAGCGGACAGATGTAGGGTTCGTCAAGGTATAGGGGCCGTAGGTTTGCTTATCACCATTTGGATAATAGCGAGAAGAGAAGGTCGCAGTGACTTCGCCTTGGTTGCGTTCGTCTGGTATCATCTCGTTAATATACAGGATGTTGTCACCTTGTCCAATCTGCACTGGCCCTGTCTCGGCGTACACGCTTTCCGTCCCGTGGTTCATCCCAATCTCGTGATCGTAGACGTAGCCGTCATCGGACACCATCAATGGGTTGGCGAACACGCCACGGTCAATCCCGGCTGAACGGCCCAACGAGCCAATCGACCAGTTGTTCTGGGCGTAGTTCCAGATCACATAGCGGTTGTTCTCTTGGCTTGAGGCCGAGGGATAGAAGAACCACACTTCATCGAACTGCGAATTGTTGACGGCGTAAGCCTTGCTTATCTGCGCTTGGTTGATGTCGGAGAACACATAATCCGACACTTCGCATGGCACAGACTTGACGTAGCCATCGTACATATAGAAGCCACGCGAACCCATCCAGACCGCGAAGTTATCCTGAACGGCAATCGCATTCGGCCCAGCAAGGCCGCAAGCACGACCGGCGAACTCAGATGTGTATACAAATGGCTGGCCGACATAGGAAACGATGTGCGCGTCAATGTCCGTAAGAACGAGAACTTGGCCGCGAACACGCTTGGCTGTGATAATTTTGCCACCCGTTTGTAACTCTAGGCTACCAGCAAGGTTCGTGGATGCTGGCGTCCAGACCGTGTTATTCTCAAGATCGGACCATGCAATCTTGCGCGGATTGCCAGACGCACCGAGAGCAAACATCGAGCGTTCGTTCGTGACAAGAACGCCTGTGTTAGATGTCGGTGCGTTCGTTACGACAGCGGCAACAGTCGGCGTTGTCGTGTCCAACTGCCACTCATAAATCTTGCCGTCATAGTTTGAACAGCCGACGAGATACTCACCCCATGTGTCGAGCGTCCAAGTCGTAGCGGGCGTCACCGAACCAACGTCAGGACGCGGCGTGCCATAATATCCGGCGCTGTAAAGACCGACGCCGTAGCCGCCACCAACAGACGCATTTGGGTTGCCGGGAACAAACCCAACAGGGGTAATGTCCACAATCACACTGGACTGTGTTATTGCGTAGAGTTTCGAGTGTGTGCCGACAGAGATGTAGCGGGTGCTGTTGTTAGAGCGCCATGCAATCATGCCACGGGCTTTACCCGTCAGAGCCGTAGACGTTCGAGCCTGCCAGCCACCGACGGGACGCATCATCCCCTCAACCCAGCGCACAAGGTTCACGTCATACCACCGGCCAGAACTGTCAAGTTCGGTTCCGTTGCGGTATACACCCGGCGGGATACTGATCGGAATAAGCGCCATTTAATTACCTGTGCGTAAGACTGAAGTTCTTATATCACTTATTTGGGATTTTTACAGCCTCTTCCCATGCTTCTACTGTTCGGCGGTGACGCAACGCGCAGTCACCATATTTGGCAATAATCTCGACTTCCCAGATAGCACGCTCTGGATCGGTCAGCACAGAGGGAGGATTTGGGAGAGGCGGGCAATTACTTGCTAAGTTCGCTGGAGGCTGCGGCATTGGCGCGATTGACACTGCCTTCGAGCAGCCCGATAAGACGAGGGTCAGGAGCGCAACTATCAGGAACAGCAGGCACAGTCTTGTAAATTTCACGGACCGTTTGCTTCTCTCTGGCGACCACCACATCGGCTTGATCTCGTTCGGATTGGTAAACCGTTGAAACCTCATTTACTTTTCCTTGCTTTTGCTGGCTTCGCTTTTCGGCTTTTTCCAAAGCCTTGGAATAAGCGGCATCGCATTGCCAGTCTCTAACCTTCCATCCGGCGGAGAGGCCAACAACAAGAGCGCCTGCCGCCACATAACCCATGATCGGATTAAT